GTCTTCCATTCGAACAGGGCACAGTCAAAGGAGAATCATGAAATACGCAACTTTGTTTTTGATGTTAGCGTTTTGTGGATGCGGGGGGCCGTACATGACCCACGTTTACGGTAGGAGTGGAGCAGTTTTTACCGCACCGTCTCTCTGTGCTGCCCTCGTGCAGTGTATGAACAGTAACGAGACCTCGTGCTTCTATGACAAAACTCTTGTGACTACCGCTACGGGAACAGAAGAGGCGGGCGGCTGTAAAGAAGTAAAAAAGTGAGGGAGCGTATGGCAAAAGAGAAATTCGCAAACGAAGTGACGAAGTACGAGAACGTGACGCCGGAGCAGTGGGCAGAGTTGAAGGCGCTGCTCTACCAGACGTTCCGGCTTCCGATGCAGCAGAACCAGTCTAAGGTACAGTGGGGGTCTTCGACCTACGAGTGGGACCAGGGTGTGTTCGAGTGGGACTTTCACCAGAACGACGAGCCGGACGCGAAGAAGGCAGACAGGGGAGAGTTCACGTACTACTTGGAAATCCGCATCAAGCGGCGGCTGTCGGACCCTGCGGTTTTGGCGATTGAAAAGAAGATCGCGGAGTTCTTTGGCAAGGGGAAGAAGTGATGGTTTGGTTCATCGTAGTGAGGAACATCGAGAGCAACCGGCTGGAGTTGGTAGGACCCAACTCTGACTTCGACCCGGAAGACTCTCGCTACGATAACTGGGTCCACATCGTTCCTTTCAAAACAGAACCGGACCCGCTGCATCTGGACTTCGGAGTTCACGAACTGCATGACGCTTGCGCGTGCCATCCGAAGTTGACTGAAATGCCATGCGGCCAGAGAATCTACTCTCACACTGCGGTGGTTAACTGATGCCCTTTCCTTCCAATCACGAAGAGTTCATGCAGGCTGTACAAAATCATTTGAAGGAGCGGCCGAATTGCCCGATTTTGGTTATCGTCCACACTCCGAATGGAATTGAACTGCAAGGCAACTTTGCGGATTTTGCTCTGCAAATGGGAATCCTCGACATTGCGAAGATGACGACGGCTATCGCTTTTGACCAAAGCGTGCGAGAAGGATTCAAAACCGGAGAGAATCAAATGATGGTGTCGAATGTGAGAGACGCCATCGATCCAGACAAGAAGAAGGTGATGAACTGAATGGTAAGCCTGAAATTGCAACTCGGAAGCACCGTTGAAGTGAAGAAGGGTCTGGTCGACATCAACGGGCCATGTGTCGCTCTTTACGAACTGGACAAGAATGATGAGGCCAAACTCGTCAAGGCGTATCATCTTCAGCCAGGGGAGATTGTGAGACGGATCGAGGGGGATAACTACGTTGTCGAATAACAGATTCGAGATTATTGATCGTCGAAGGCAGAACAAGGGAGAGACGGCGGCGCCTGAAATTATTTCCGCAGCCGCCACAGAAACCACAGGCAACAAGTCGACGTGGAAAGATGTTCCTAACAACCCGGCCTACATGGTTGTGCTTGTCGGAAGTAACGCTGGTCCTCTAGTATCAGGACGAGCCATCGGATTGAGGGCCGACGAAAAATTCTTCATTGCTGATTACTTCCTACCTCCAATTTACCCCGAACATTTTGACTGGACAGTTGAATCGCGCAAGCGGCTTGACACGTTCCTCGATTGCGATTGCACGAGCGCGGGGCCATGTGGAGTCCACAAGATGTACCTTCCGCAATGGCTTGAGCAGGACAAGCAGCGGCTCGAAATGATCGGTAGCCGTCCAGTTCCAGAACCCGTAGAGGTAATGATGAAAGCAGATCAAGCAAGAAGGGCTTCACAAATCGCCATACCTAGGTGACGAGCGTGTTCTTCCAAAAGAACTTTAAGCTCTTAACTTATGGAGCGCAAACAGATGGGGTATTGTCAAAACCGGTTGAGGAAAGTGACTGGGACGACATTCCAAGACTGTTTGAGTACATGGTTGAAGTGATGAGGAAGGCTGACGGGATGGGATTGGCGGCTCCACAGATCGGGTGCTTCAAGCAGTTCATGTTGATGGAGATGCCCAACCGCTCTGTGATCGGTTTAATCAATCCAGAAATCACGCGGCTGTACGGAGCAGAGGTCAGAGGGTTAGAGTGGTGCTCCAACGTGCCTCCACCTGGGAATGAATGCGTGGTTCCGAGAATGGGGAAAGTGGATATAGAGGCATCTCTTGCGGGATCGCCCGGTGTGCGGAGAAAGTTGACATTCAAGGGGTCAGAGGCAAGAATCATTCAGCACGAAATCGATCATCTAAATGGGACGTTTTTTGTTGACCGTATTCCAGAGGAGCATAAGAAAAAAGCCGTTCTGGAGAATTTTAACAACTGGAAAGCGATGCGCAGGGCGCAAATCAGAACGAGAGAGGAGAATGGAAATGTTAAGGCCGGGGCAGCAGTCGCCGCTCATTGCGGCAAATCTTATTTGTCGTGAATGTGGGAACGTAATGAAGCCAAAGCCGGTGATGACTCGCTTTGAGCAGAGGCAGGTTGTTCATCATCTCGAATATGCCTGCAAGAATCCCAAGACGGGGTGCAACTACAAGTTGGAATCAACAGCCATGACATCGGCAGAGATGATCGGGCTGCGCGAGGATGGCAGCGAAGTGAGGATAGGCGAGTGACGAGTGCCCTGTTGCTTTGGATAGTCGGAAGTTTCTTCGCAACGCTCGGCGTATACACGTTCATTCGTGGCGTTGTGAATTGCTGGAGAAAGGTGATGAGCACGGCCAACGACCTCGCTGCCACCCTCAAGGATGCGACAGAGATTGCACGCGCCTACCGCGAAGACCTCGGCGCTCTCAGGACAATTGCACAGGCGAGCATGGCGCAGAATCTTGGTGAAGAGCCTGAGTCGATCATCCCTCGTAAAGAAGAAGCGCAGGTTGTGGGAGTAATGCCGCCGCCTCTATGGGATAGATTCCCTATCAAGCCAAAAGAGCAGGATGCACCGCTGGAATCGGTGAAAGAAGTCGATGTAACGGCCACCGAGGAAGAACTTGCGGAGCAGGATAAAGGCGAACAGGCATTGGATTTTGAAGCGCAGGAACGGCAGAAGGCCGCTACCCGAGAAGCCGACCAGCAGCGTCTTAAAGAGATGGCCGAACAGAGCGCGGAACCCGAGGGCAAGTAATGTCGACGAAGGCACTCTCTCATAACATGCGCGATCCGCGTCATCTGATGCGGCATACGAAGTTCCATTTGCTCACCGGGAGCGAAGCGGAGCGCCTGAAGGCTATCGCCAAGTCGGAGGGCGTGAGCATAGATACGGTTAAGGCTTCTGTACGGCAAATCGAAATCTACAACAATCAGAACGGGACCGGACAGGTCGATCTTCGTATCAACGAATCAATTATGCGAATCATGCCGAAGTTCGAAGAGGGAATGGGCGGACTATTGACGGCGACGGAGTTGGTTGAGGTTCCCGATGGCAATACGGGAAAGAACAAAGTCGTCAAGCAGGAAGATAAGACCACAAGGCTTGAGGCCAGCCGCATTGTGAAGGATATCATCGTGGCAAAGCAGCCGAAGGTTCCAATGGTCGAAGTGAACAACAACCAGACGAATCAGGTTGCGGTTTTGAGTACGGCTGAGACGCAAGAGGAACGGATGGATCGGTTGAGGAAGAAAGCCGCAGAAGCCAACTTGCTTCCCGCCGAGGTTGCGGCTGTGCCTGGGTATCTGGACCGCGACGAAGAGCCTGACGAAGCCGGTGATGATGAAGAGGAAGGCGAAGACGATGAGGAAAAAGAGTAGCCTCCCGCCCGAAGAAGTAAAGAGACTCAAGGAGATGGTCCCAACAGTTGACGAATTGAGGATCATTGACGTCATGAGGGACTACCGGGCAATCCGCAAGAACTACTTCGGAAGCTCCATCCCACCAGTAGAAGAAGTATTGCTTCGATTCATTTCAAGAAAAGAACTGGACAGGGTAATGAGGGAAAACGATGGAGATGTAGACGCTATCAGTTTGTGGGGGGTATATCTTGGAGTCCCGGTTCCAAGACTAATCTTGTTAGCCGATGATCTTCGAACAAACGAAACAAGGATCGCCCTACTTCACGAAATGGCCCACTTAAAGGTAAATATCAAACATGGTCGCAACATGCGTCACGGCAAGACTTTTGAGAAGGAATTGGATCGGCTTAGGACGGCTCGCGCTTACGATGGGTGGATGTAAATGTCAATTATCCGAGCCAACAAGTACCTCGGAGAGATCATTGAAATCCTCGACAACCACCGTGCAAAGTATCGGGCCGGAGACGTCGGGGATGATGAAGCGAGGGCTTCGCTTTCAAGCGCAGACAACGAATGGATTGACGGCGAGTGTTATCACTCTCTGGTTGATACCCGCTATTTTCTTTCGAACTACTACGCCATCAGAACCGAAGACAAAGGCTTTCAGGGTCTCTATCCATTCTTCGACAGCCAAGAAATCCTTTACAAAGAACTGCGGCGTCTGGAAAAAGAGCATGGCCGCGTTCGCGCACTTATCGCCAAGGCCCGCCGCATGGGATACACAACCTACATGGTTGGCGAGTTCCTTCACAAAACGATAATCCGCTACAAGCACACAGACGCCATCATCGTGTCTCAGGATGAGAAGGGCGCCAAGTACAACATGGGGATGTACGAATCGGCTTTCGACTTTCTCCCGTGGTGGATGAAGCCGAGAGTCAACCTGCATCAAAGCGGAACCCTCTACAACTTCGATGAGCCGGATGAGAACCTTAGAGCAAGCCGCCCAGGACTCAAGAACTGGGTGTACGCTGACAACGCCAACAGACCTTCAGGCGTCGGACGTGGACAGGGATTCCGTTGCGGGATGCTGGACGAGTTGGCGTTTTGGAAGAACGCCTCTCAGCTTTCGAAATCATTGTTGAGAACCTTTGTTGCCAGTGACGGCTTTTACGTGATGGGATCTACCGGCAACGGCCGCAACAATGCTTGGCACAATCTGTGGAGACGCGCAGAGGCCGGATCAATCGACTGGCATCCAATCTTCATTCCGTTCTATCGCAGACCGAAGACGTACTCGCTGCCGATTCCGAAGGGAGAGACATTCACGTTGACTCCCGAAGAGACGGAGATGGTCGAACAGGTGAAGCAGAAAGAAGGCTTCACTATCTCGAAGGAAACGATCAACTGGATGCGGAAGACGAAAGAAGAGTTTATTGCCACGGACGGCGATGACATGCTTTTCGACCAAGAGTATCCAGTCACCGCAGAAGTGTCGTTCCAAACCTCTGCTATCACCGCCATTCCGAGGGGCATCATCAACCGCTACAGCAAGCGGACCTCGCAGCCGAAGTGGATTGGAGAGATCAGCTTCGACTTCAAGTTGTGGGTTCCACATCTCTACATGAAAGGACTCGAACCAGGAGAAGAAGCCAGTTACCCAGAAACAGAAAACCGCTTGCATATGTGGGAAAAGGTCATAGTTGGAGAAAGGTATTCGATTGGGGTTGACGTAGCTCTTGGACAGCGCGGCGGTGACTACTCTTCGATTACGGTTGTAAAAATGACCAGCGGCGTCGACTTAGACAAGGTGGTTGCGAACTGGCATGGTTTCATCGATCCGTACAACTTGGCCGACATTGTTCTTGCGGTTTGCCACTACTACAACGAAGGTCTTTGCGCTATCGAAGTGAACGCCTTTGGAATGGCGACAAACAACCG